TAAATTAACATACCATACAGCAATTGGTGGTCAATTAGCTAAGTATTGCGGTGAAGAAAAAGCAATGGAACTGATGGATCAAGTTATTAGCAATTTCAGACGTTTCCACCCAAAACCAGAAGAAATATTCATGTCTGATCCTCAGGAAGAACCTGAATTTATTAAACCATATTTTGGTTTGAGAATGTTTCCTGTATGGCATATTGGTTCGAATTATTTACATGAGATTGCTAAAACATGGTATCAATATTTATTAGATAAAGGTGTTACATTTAACTGGTTAGAACAGGTTGATAAAATTGATTTTAATAATAAAGTAGTACATAGTCATACTTTAACTAAAGATGGATTTCATCATTTTAATGCTTGCTTTACACACTATGATGAACTGATATTTGCAGTAGGTAAATCAGGTATTGATTTTGCTCAAAAATTAGCAGATGACTATCAACTACCTAATGAACCTAAATCAGTACAGATTGGTGTTCGATTTGAAGCACCACAAAAATATTTTCAAAAATTAATTGACGTATCTTATGATTTTAAACTTTATCAAAAATTTCCTAATGTTTCTCTTCGCAGTTTTTGTACTAACAATAATGCTGCATATGTTGCTGTCGAAGAAACCTATGGCGACATAAGCTATAATGGCCACGCTAAGAAAGGAGAAGAATTTAGAAATAATATGACTAATTTTGGTATCCTAATGGAAATTAAGGGTATTGAAGATCCATTTGCTTGGAGTAGAGATGTAGTACAAAAACTCCAAATTAATGGAACTGGTACTTATTATTCACCAAATAAAACTCGTAAACCAGGACTTACATCAGAAGGTAGTACAGTGTCTGCTGTACAAGTAGATACAATGGATGTTTTGTTTGATGCATTAGGTGAAGAATACGCTCAATATATTGAGGATTTTATTATTAATATGCAAACTATATTTCCTAAAATGAAAGATGATTGGGGTATTTACATGCCTGAGGTAAAATATCTATCACCTGAACCACTAGTTAATTATCATGATTTATCATTAGTTGATTTTACAAACGTACACTTTGTAGGCGATGCCCTTTCAGCTCGTGGTATTACAGTATCGGGTGCACATGGAATTTATGTAGCTGAAGCTATTATTAGAAAAAATGCACTTATTGAATTAATGGAACTTGATCAAAAATTAAACTTATATTAATATGACAAAAAGAATAAAAACAACAGACGGAAGTATTATTTATTATTTAGACGGTAAAATGCATAATTTTGATGGTCCTGCTTATATCCCACAGGGTAATAAGCGTGCTGCTGAGTATTATTTATTTGGAGTTAAATATACTAAATTGCAATGGGAATCATTTAAAAAAGATGCTAATGGTGTTCCCTTTTATAAAACAGCAGTTGGTAAAGCTGCAGGAGCTAGAGTGTAAGCAGAGTAAATATTATACATTTACGGTATGAGAGGAAGACCAAAAGAAACACAAATAGATGATCAACCTCGTAAATTCACTAGAGTTTACGAGGATGAAAATTCTATTGAAACATGGAAATTTGATTTAGATAAATTTAATAGAGGACCTATTGAGGTAGATATTAAGTATAAAGCTGGTGCTGAGAAACGCTTAAAACAACAGGCTAAAGAAGTTAAGCAACAGAAGAAAGTAGCACGTCAAATGAAAAAAATAAATAATAGAAATAAAAAATGAAAATTGGATTAGCAGGTACAATGAGTGTAGGTAAAACTACATTAGCTAGAGCATTAGGTGAAATTGATCGTTTTAAAGATCATGTTGTACAAACTGAACGCAGTAAATATCTTAGCAACTTAGGTATTCCATTGAATACTGATTCTACATTGCCTGGTCAGTTTATATTCTTAGCGGAGCGTGCTAGTGAATTACTACAACCAAATATCATTACAGATAGAACAATATGGGATGTATGCTCATTTACTCTATCAGCAAAATCAATAGGAGATTGGGAAAAACGTGCATTTGTTGAAGCAGCTATGCATCTTCGTAATTATTATGATGTAGTTGTTTATGTTTCTCCGCGTGGAGTTGATATGGAAGACAACGGGGTTCGTGAAACTGATTTAGGATACCGTATGAAAATTGATTGGGCTATACAAGAATCATTAAAAGAATTTAAACCTAATAAATTAATTGAGGTAGAAGGTACAACCGAGGAACGTATCGCTACAATTTTACAAAACATTTAATATTTATATGCACAACACTGATAAAATGAAAAGATCTGAACTACAAGAAATGATTCGCGCCGCTATTACTGAGGCAGTAAACGAAGCGGACATATCATCTACTGAAAAAGCAGCTAAAGATGCAGAATTAAACGCAATTACTAAAAAAATCCAAGCTTTGCAGGCACAAAAATCTGACTTATCTTCAGGCAGAGAAGAAATTGTTGAAGATCAAGTAGATGAAATGGCAAATGTTGCAGTACGATACGAATTAGCTCCAGATGCAGCCGCAGCTGACTTTACAGGCAAAAAATCAAGAATCGTTGCTGCTATGCAAGCTACAGAAGAACCAATGTCAAAAGTAGATGTAGCATCGGCAATGGGATATGATAAGCAAAATCCAATTAACGCTGATTTTATGGCACTTGTAGCTGATGGAGTTATTATCCCATCAGGTGAACAAAGAGCTCCACGTTTATCTCGTCCTGCTGCTGAACCTGGTGTTGAAGCTGGTGCTGAAGATACTGGTATTGAAGGTGGTATTGATAGAGACTTAAGCGATGAAGAAGTAGACGCTATGTTTGCTAAAGTAATGAGAGGTGATGAAGAAGAACCTGAAGCAGGTGAAATCGAAAAAGCAGATGTAGGTGCAGCTTCAATGTCAGATGATGATTATGAAGCGTTTATGCAATACACTGATCTTGAAGGTCGTTTAGCTAAAGTTAAAAGTGATATTTTAAAAACTAAACGCTCTAAAGGTGTTGCAGGCGATATTAGTGATAGACCATCAGACGAAATTCAACGTTTACGTGATTTAAAAGATAGATTACAAAAGAAAATGGATGGTTTATTAGCTAGTTCTAAGTATTTACAACAACGTCAAGAAAAAGCTACAGGCAAAAAATATGAGCCTATTGAAATTGAAGATGTAGAAACAGAACCATTAGATGAATGGACAAAAGGTAGAATGCAATATTATGCAGGTATTAAAAAATAAAAATATGAAAAAATATATATTACCAATTATTTTAATTTTAATTTTGTTATGGTTAGCATTTGATAAAGTATCAAATATTGGCTTAACAAAAGAATTTACAGCTAAACAAGATAGTTTAGTACATGCTGTTGATAGCATGAAATTAGAAATAGCAAAAGATGATGCTGCTATTGATTCATTAAATCAAGTAGAAGATGAATTAAAAGATAAATTAGCACATCAAAAAACAAAGGTTGTTAAAATTGTTGAAGTAATTGAAGTAGAAAAATCTAAAATAGATGAATTATCTGAGCAAGCATTAGTTAGCTCATTTAATCAACGTTACCCTAAAGATACAATCACAAATCCTCTCCCAGTAGCACAACCAGTATTAGTTAGTGCAGCCAAGGATTTAGTAGAATTAGATGGTGCTAAACAAATTATTGTACTAAAAGATTCAGCTATCGCTACTTTAGAATCTCAAGTATCATTAAAAGATACAGTAATATCTAAATATGTTTCTAAAGAAAAATCATTTAGAAATATAATGATGAATCAAGAAACACAAATTAAAGATTGGAAATTCCAATATAACACTTTACAGTTACAAAATCAAAAGTTAAAACTTAAAAATAAGTTTACCAAAATTGGTGCTGTTGTTATTGTTGGTGGTTTAGGATATCTTTTGATAGCAAAATAATTCCTCTTGCATACCCATGACTAGCCTGTTCGTAAGAGCAGGCTTTTTTTATATATTTATATACATGAGTCAAACACAAATTAAAGAAATAATAAAACAGGAGTATATTAAATGTGCAACAGACCCTGTACATTTCTTTAGAAAATATTGTTATATTACACATCCTATAAAAGGTAGAGTATTATTTCACCTGTATCCGTTTCAGGAAGACGTTTTAAATGATTTTAGAGCTAATCGTTTTAGCATTATTAATAAATCTCGTCAGTTAGGTATCTCTACCCTTGTAGCTGGTTATTCTTTATGGACAATGTTGTTTAATAAAGATAAAACCGTGTTGTGTATTGCAACTAAACAAGAAACCGCTAAAGGAATGGTTGAAAAGGTACAGTTTATGTATAATAACTTACCTTCTTGGTTAAAAGGTAACCAAAAACCAGTATCAGATAATAAATTATCACTAAAACTCTCTAATAACTCTCAAATTGTTGCTACATCAGCTGCATCAGATGCAGGTAGATCGTACGCAGTTTCGTTACTAGTAGTGGATGAGGCTGCCTTCATTGAAGGTATTGATAGAATTTATACAAGTATTAAACCTACAATTGCAACAGGTGGAGGAATCATTGCATTATCCTCTCCTAATGGTGTAGGTAATTGGTTTCATAAAATGTATGCTGAAGCTGAAATAGGCAAGAACGACTTTAAATCAATTAAATTACCTTGGAATTTACACCCTGAAAGAGATGAAGCCTGGGAAGAAAGAGAAAGAGTAAACATGTCTCCTAGAGAATTTGCTCAGGAATATGATTGTGACTTTTTAGGATC